CTTCCAGGTCTTTTTCTAGGTGTTCTTTTGTGATAATTACTAACTCCAAAGAGTGCTTTCTTTTTAGCCATTCTCTTGAGATCTATCTAGTTGTGCGTATGTAATTGTGCCTTGGATTTTATTACTACCTGTAGCTGCTGTTACTGTAATTGCGTCTCCTGCTTCAAGGTTTAACCCTTGTGGTGTGGCATTAACTTGTGATTTTGCTGCAACATCATCTCTAAAAAATTCATATTCAGCATTTGAGTCTGAAGAGTCAACCAAGTTCATATTAACTAATATGGCAGATGACGCATCATTATTAACAACATACATACTTTTTACAATTATTGTTGCATTAGTTGGACATGTAAGCACTGTAGTTTCCCCTGTGCTCGCTTGTTTAAAACCTTGATTTTTATATTGAATAGTCATTAGGCTAAAAAATAGTTGAATGCATTTATATCGTTTTTTATATCATTCTCATAAGAGAAGTTCAACTGAGACTGAAGAGTTCTAAAGGCTTGAAGTATTTGTCTTTGATCTTCTTCACTATAAGCTTGTTTTGGTTCAGGTATTTGTATTGTTATTTTTGCCATTATCTTCTTCCGTCTGGTCTAACATCAAATCTAAACGTACCATATCTCCAACTTTCATTAATGTTTTCATTTTCTATTTGTACTGCAGCTAATCTTGCTCTAGCTCTTGTATCTACTTTAGATGTACTAGAAGTAATTGTAAAAGGACCTAGTGGGCTTGAAGCGGCTGATGTACCTTGTGGAAATTGATTTAAGAATATTGTTATTTTTGCGTTGCCACTTATACGTTTAAAGTCTGGTAAAAATCTTCTTATACTCATTAAAAACTCACCATCTCCTGGGACACCTGCATTTCCATTTAAATCAAACTCTCCTGATTTAATAAATGAGGGTATAGCTGTTGTTGTACCATCACCATTTGCTTGATCTACTCCAACTTCATGTCCATAGTAAATAGAAGCACCATTTGAAATTCCGCTAACAACTGGAAAAGTTGGTGCGTCTGAAGCATTGTAATCTGTAGCATAAGGCTGTTCATAGACTGTAGATCCTACCCAAGTTGTTCTATCTAAGGTTCCTGTTGTCCAAACACCTTCATCAAAATTATAAGTCACTACTCTATCTACAACAGAAGAGTTCGCAGAAGGGTAAAACCAATTAATTTCTGAATATAGTTCATTAATGCCCCCAAAAACTAGTTGCCCTGAATTATAGTTTATACCAGGATTATTACCGTCAGTTGTAAATACAAAATCTTCTACTAAACATGGAAGAGATTTAACAGTACCATCATAAATGTAAAAACCTCCAGTCTTACCCATCCAAAAAACAGCACCGTTTGCAAATGTTCCTGCGTGTTGACCTAATAACCCATTATTAGATCCAACTTTTCTAATTGAGAATGTGAAAGGGGGTCCAACAAATTGCATTTCATACGCAGCGGTATCAGTTAAAACTAAAATATAATCTTTACCTTTAAAAGCTCCGACTATTCTTGTACCATCGTCTAGTCTAAAAGTTCCTGCGGTGTTCGTTGATGTGGGTTCATAGTCAGATAAACTTTCTTGATCAGAAAATCTTATAAACATTTTATCTTGTGTTGATGATGAACCAATAGTTGTTTCTGTGCCAAGATGAAATAAATGTCTGTCTCTATCAGAGACTAATGTCATTACTGATTTAGTAGGCATACCACTTCCTACAGTAGCTCTTGTTAGTAAAGCATTTGTAGCAGTTGGATTCCAAGTAAATGTTTGGCCGTTGTGTATTGTAGCTATTAGTATATTTCCATAATTATCTAATGACCAGTTTGCTGGTTCGATAGTAACTGTGCTTGAAGAAGAAGCATCGCCCCAACCTACGAAATCTGTAATATCAGTTACAGTTGAACCATTAGCATGTTCAGCTGCAGTTGTGCCGTTAATAGCACGAGTAATTCCGCTAATCGTATTCGTGCCAGTGGTATTAGTCGTATAGCTCATGTCTTCAGAACCTATTCTTAATTTACCGTTTGTTAAAGGTAAACTTGCTGTGCTTGTAAGAGTAACTGATGTTGCGCCAACAAGCATTACTCCACCATTATTTATTGTTGTTGTTAAAGCTGCGACTGGTCTTCCACCAAAATTAAATGTGCCCCAACCAAAACCATATGTTTGATTTAAAGGTCCAACAGGTGTGTAAGGATTAACGTCTAAGGTACCGTCAGTTGATACTCCAGACTTAGATTCAGCTGAAGGCATCGTTATTGTAAATGTTGTAGTTGTCGGAACCGTTTGTATTTCAAAAAGTTTATCATCAAAATCTGAAGCTGTGTAATCAGTGTTTGCTCCTGTGAAAGATCCTGCATTTGCAAAAGTTGTTATTTCACCAACCTCTAAATTGTGAGGTGCACTTGTAGTAATAGTTACTGTTGCTGATCCGTTGGTCGTTGTTATATTAGCGCCAGTAGAAAAATTAGTTGTCTCTAAAGGAGTAATATCATAAAAGGCACCTTCGTAATAAATGATTAGTACCTTATCAGTTCCTATTGCTGCGTATCTTTTACCTGCAGTATCCGCCCAAACATGTTGTCCTCTAGCAGCTCCAACCAATTTATCATTAACTAAAGCTTCCCAACCACCAATTTTTTCAGGTTCTCCGTATCTAAATCTTACATTATCACCATCTACCCAACGACCTTCTGCGTCTGCTGGCGTAGATTGTTTATCAAACCCTGGTGCTATTTTTACTTTTGCTAAAGGCATAATGAATTATAGCACAACAAAATTAACTTTAAAACTAGCCGTAATGCTTTGATTTTTAGAGCTTCTTATAAGGCGATAGATACATATGTTGTAAAACATACTAAAGATGATATATATAAAACAATAGTTTTTATGAATGAAAAAAAAGTTAGTATAAATAATTTTATTGGTATATACGATAATTACATCACTTCAGAAGAATGTAATAAAGCTATTGAATTATACGAAAATCAAAATAAATTTAATAAAACAGTTAATAGAATAGGCTCAGAAAATTCTTCTATTCTTGAGAAACAAGACCAACAATTTTATGCGGCACCTTATAATTTAGATATATGGTGGGAAGAATTAAAAACTATGATGGTTAATTTTCAAATGTCTTTTAAGCATTATATTAAAAACACAGGAGCAGATGATGCTTACGGAGTCCCTTTTCATTTTACAAATTTAAAAATACAAAAAACATTACCTACAGAGGGCTATCACGTTTGGCATGTAGAACATAATAAAGGGTTCGATAATGAAGCTAGAGCATTTGTTTTTTCTGTATATTTAAATGATGTAGAAGAAGGAGGAGAAACAGAATTTTTACATTTTTCTAAAAGAGTAAAACCTAAAACAGGGAGAATAGTTATTTGGCCTGCAGCGTTTCCTTATTTACATAGAGGAAACCCACCCTTATCTGGCAAAAAATATATCCTAACCTCTTGGATGATGTTAAGATAATGGATCACACAGAAGCAATAGTAGAAATAAAAAATATTATTCAACCTCAATTTATTGAAAGAATAATCCCTTTAATCAATAAAAAAGCTAAAAAAAGTTTACATGTTTCATCGGGTTTAAATAAAGAAATAAGAAATGTAAAAGGATATCATTTAAATTTTGAAACCCCAACTAATTTATTTTATTGGAATTTTATAAAAAAAGAAATAGAGAGAATTTATACTTTCTATAAAGCTAAATTTCCTCAAATGAGTAGTAGTAAAATAAATCAAATAGATTTATTGAAGTACACACCAGGAGGGAAATACAATACACATATAGACAATTATACTAATACAGCTAGACATCTGAGTATAATAATGAATTTAAATAATACCTATAAAGGAGGAGATTTAATATTTACAGATCAAAGAGAGAAAGAAGTAAAAAAATTTAAACTTGAAACAGGGTCAACTGTATTTTTTCCAAGTAATTTTATGTATCCACATGGTATCAAACCTATAACAGAAGGAACAAGGTATAGTATAGTAGCATGGTTGCAGTAAATTATAAATTAATAAAAAATTTTTTTAGTAAAGAAGAACTTAATATTTTAAATAAATATTGCTATAATAAATTAGATGAGAACAAAGACTATAAATTAGACGGCCAGTCTTTTTCTCCAGCATGGTATAACGATCCTTTAATGAATGCTTTATTACAAACAAAATTACCTAAAGTAGAAAAAGAATCTAATTTAAAATTATTTCCAACCTACGCTTATTGGAGATACTATGTTTTTGGTGGAATGTTACGTAAACATTCTGACAGACCTTCATGTGAGATATCTGTAACAGCTTGTATAAAAAAATATAGCGATTGGCCTATTGTGGTTGAGAAAACATCTTTTGAATTAGAAGAGGGCGATGCAGTTTTATACGCTGGTTGTGATCAAAAACATTGGAGACCAGGAGTATATAAAGGTGAAGGTATGGCTCAAGTATTTTTTCATTATGTAAATCAAAATGGACCTAATAAAGACCATGCTTATGATGCTATAAATAAAAGTAATGAAAATGATAAAAATCGTAGATAATTTTTTTAAAGAAAAAGATTTAAAAGATGTTCAAGATTTTACTTTAAATAATGCGTATTACACTCCTTGTTATTTTCATAATACAACAGAGAGAAGTGCTAAAACTCATTATGGAAACAGATGGTTTTTTCCAAAAAAATCTAAGATGCTAGAGTTATTTAAATCACAGGCAGAAAAAAAATTTAAATTAAAAATAAAAAAAATAAATTCAACTTCAGGTATAGACCAAAGAAATTTAAATCATTTTAAACCACACACTGATCAACCACTTGGAAAAGCAAATTTGTTGGTAATGATCTCTGGTCCAACAGCTGTAACTAATGGAACAGTTTTTTATCATGGGAATTTAAATAAGTGTGAATTAGATATTCATGTAGGATTTAGAGAAAATAGAGCTATTATGTTTCCATCAACATGGGTTCACTCACAACATAAAAGTGAATTGTCTAACCTTAAAAGATATACGTCTACTTTATTTATTGAGGACTATGTTTTAATAATGTAAATTAGGGCTAAGTAAGGTTGTAACACTGAAGTCGTGCCTCCAGTAAAAGTAGCACTCATATTATGAGAGTGAGCCGTCCCTGATCCTACACTTCCTGTATCACCACCGCCCGCATTAGATGCTGATTGTGAATTACCATGAGCACTAGGTCCGCTTCCA